AAAAAGCGCTGGAAGTTCGGACAGCTGTTTACTAGCTCCATTTCAAACTACAATATACCAGCACCTTTCCACAGAGACACAAGAAATATTAAGGACACTGTAAACGTAATTATCACAAAGCGACACAATTCTATTGGAGGCTGTTTACACGTTCCTGACTTTGGCGCAACCTTCGAACAAAATAACGGTAGTATGCTGGTCTATCCAGCCTGGAGAAACACACACGGAGTAACACCAATTACACCCTTATTTGAAGGCGGCTATCGTAACTCCTTTGTGTTCTATCCTTTGAACGCATTTACAGGAATTGAATAGGCTGTAAAACAGCGAAGGAACAGCAAAGGAACACAGAACACAAAAAGTAAAAAACATGAGCGAACACCTAGTACAGCACCAATGGAAGCCAGGACAAAGCGGCAACCCGAACGGACGACCAAAAAAGTACGTTACCAGCCTGGTCGAACAGGGCTACAAACTGAGTGAAATAAACGACACTATACAAAACATTCTAGGTATGAACGTCGAGGAGTTAAAGGACGTTTGGGACGACGCGAACGCTACCGTGCTGGAAAAAACAGTAGCCAACGCTTTGAGACGTGGAATAGAGAAAGGATCACTATACAACCTGGAGACGCTGTTAAGCCGCGTGTACGGACAGCCAAAACAAGCGATAGAACACGACCTTACAATACAGCCTCCTTTGTTTCCTGACTTGAATAAGAACGACCAGGAAGAAATAGAAGAATAATGTTTACCAGGACCACGGCAATAAATAAAATTGCAAGCATGAGCGCCCGTAAAAAAATAATCCAGGGCGGTACTTCGGCTGGTAAAACGTTTGGTATCATTCCAATACTTATCAACACGGCCTTACAACAACCAGGCAAAGAAATTTCTATTGTATCCGAAAGTGTCCCACACCTCCGTAGAGGAGCAATAAAGGACTTTAAAAAAATAATGAAGGCTACACACCGCTGGCGAGAAAGTGAGTACAACAAGTCACTTTTACGGTATGAGTTTTCGAACGGTTCATACATCGAGTTCTTTAGCGCTAACGACGAAAGTAAACAGCGAGGAGCCAGGAGAAATATACTTTATTTGAACGAGGCAAATAACCTAACTTTCGAGGCATACCATCAAATGGCAATAAGGACGAACCAGGACATTTACATAGACTTCAATCCTACGGGCCAGTTTTGGGCCCACACCGAAGTAGAACCAGGAGACGACGCCGAACTAATCATATTGACTTATCAGGACAACGAAGCGCTAGACGAAACAATTATAGCGGACCTGGAAGCGGCACGCGAGAAAGCGAAGGTATCCGACTACTGGCGGAACTGGTGGAAGGTTTACGGCCTGGGACAAATAGGAAGCCTCCAGGGAGTTGTATTTGATAACTGGAAGCCGATAAAGAAGCTACCAAAAGAAGCACGACTTTTAGGATACGGGCTTGACTTCGGATACACTAACGATCCTTCCGCTATTGTGGCTTTGTACAAATGGAACGGAAAGCTAATTGTAGACGAGGTGCTGTACAAAAAAGGACAGACAAATAAGGCGATTGTAAAAGCATTGAAGGACCACGGCGTACAAAATAGCACCGTGGTAGGAGACAGCGCCGAACCAAAAAGTATAGACGAAATATTTGCAGACGGTGTAAACATCTTTGGAGCCGTCAAAGGTCCCGACAGTATTCGTAACGGTATTAATTTGCTCCAGGAGCACGAAATACTTGTAACAGAAAGTTCAATTAATTTGATAAAAGAACTTCGTAACTACCTTTGGAACACGGACCGAACAGGAAACAAAGAGAACAGGCCTAACCCAAATTGCGCGGATCACTTGATAGATGCACTCAGATACATAGCTACACGAGTGTTGAAAAACTACACCGCCTCCTATTCTGTTCGTTGAACCGACTACAAAGAATTTAGCATTTACGTATGGAACAACTCCCTAGTAACATGAATAAATTTGTACTTCCTATGACAGCCGCGTTAGCCTCGTTCTTTGCACCATTAACAACAGCCTTCATAGTGGCAATTTCAGCCGTAGCGCTCGATACATTTACCAAAATAATTGTAGTCGTAAAACTCCAGGGAGTGAAAAACATTGTAAGCCGCAAGCTGTTTAGAGTTGTTCCTAAAACTTTGTTCTATTTCGTTTTTATTATTATGGCTCATATTTTGGCTACGTTCATTGATCCTACAATACCTTTCGTTAAATTGGTCCTGGTTACAGTCGTCGGAATAGAAGCGTATTCGATAGACGAAAACTTTGAACAAATGACTGGTTTTAGTTTTATCAAAAAGTTGATTACCTTCGTAAAGAACTTGACACAATACAAAAACGATACAAAAAATGAATTTACCTAGAAGCTGGCGCCAGGTCACGTTAAAACAATTCATAGCCCTGGAAGCATTACCCGAAACTGAAAACAAGATAACAAGGATCGTAGGCCAAGTTTCTGTACTTACAGGAATAAGCGAGAATGACATACGAAACTGGAAGCCAGCAAAACTAGAAAAAACAGCACTAAAATTAAGTTTCATTACATCACTACCAAAGGAGCGAAAGGCGAAGTACTTCTACCACAAATGGAGACTTTACAAACGGGCCGATATGAACAACACGACAGTAGCCCAGGTTACCGATATAATGACTTTGAACAACAATACTGAAAATGTAGGAGAGAAAGTTCTAAACGCGCTTGCGGTCCTGTATTACAGACGGAAGAACACAGAATACGACGCGGATAGATTTAAACAAATGAAGGCCGAACTAGAAAGCCTGGATTTTCAAACAGCTATGAATAGTAGCGCTTTTTTTTTCGCTGGATTGAAGAAATACTTACCAGGCGTTTTAGCGCGATTTTTGAAAAAACAGACGACGAGGACGATAGAGAAATTGATCCACGAGACAGGGACCTTATCCGACTTGAACGCATACGCCAAATTTATCAATGGTACGACTTTACAATAGGCCTGGCTGGTAACGATCCTTTGAGAATTGACAAGGCCAGCCGACTTACATTTATTGAAGCGTGCGTTTATTACGGATATTTGAAACAATACAAAGCGAATGAAAACAATACGGGAAATACTTAACGAAGTTCGGGACGAGGTCCTAAAATTGACGTTCGCAAAGGACGCGACAATATGTACCTATGAAGATTTGCTTATTCGAGTGACTGAGAACAAGAACGAGTACCTACACGTTTTTATCGTTTACGACCTTTCACAAATAACAGCCCTGGAGCGGTCCCAGGAAATACCGTTTAAGTTTGTCGTTTGTGACAAGTTGAGAACGAACCAGGACAACAAGCTACACATACACAGCAACGCTACGAGCCTGTCTATTGAAATACTCAAAATTTTAACGACCTGGGCCGACAAGGACCTATGCGAAATTAAACGACCAGTTGGTATTGATATTTGGACAGACCAGGAAGCCGACGCGCTTCTAGCTGGTACGACATTTGACTTAACACTAATCACAGAAATAGGCGGCTATTGTGAAATATCAAAAGAAATTTAATTTCTAGATTTTAAGAAATGGGCCAGGAAATAGAGGACATATTACAAGCATGGGGAAACGACGTAGTTAAAGATATTGGCGCTTTCCTGGACACAGTAAACAAAACGAATACGGGAAGCCTAAAAAAGTCTCTGAGATTTGAGGTAAGACAAAACGCGGACGTTATCGAAATGGAGCTACTAGGCGCTCCGTATTCTGAGTTTGTACGGTTAGGAGTTGGCGGCGCTGGTCCTTTCACAAAGGGACCGAACAAGGCGCCAAATAGCCCGTTTAAATTTGGAGCGTCGAAAGGCCAGGGTAGACAAACTGGCGGACTAATTTCTTCTATTGACAAGTGGACAATTACAAAAGGAATAACAGGAACACGAGACGCGAAAGGCCGTTTTGTACCTCGTAAAACTCTTGTATTTTTAATTAGTCGATCCATCTACCGATTTGGAATACGTCCTACTAATTTTGTATTCCCTTTCTTCAAACGGTTAGACGAATTGACGGCGCTTATCGGAAAGGAGAAAGCAAAAGAAATAGAGGATAACTTAATAACATTATTCAATGCAGACAAATAACACAATACCTAATTTGTTTCCAGCTTTTAACCGCTCATTACTGGAGGTCGAAAGTTTTAATTTTTTGAAGGAGAAACATAGTTACCTTGTAGACATCCTGGCAGACGAAACAACACACAATTTAGTTATCGACGCTGTTGTATTTGGGTATCCTGGCTTCGCTTTGTTTTTCGGAGGTGTAGGAACAACACAATACACGCCAGGCGATTACGTCCTGGTTCGAACAGTCACGGCAACAACAGCATACGACGGAGTTTATCGCGTGTTGAACGTGCCGAACGATAGCGTAGTTATCCTGGATGCACCAATTACAAACGTGGTCACAGGAGCGGACATTAAAATATACAGAATATTCAGAAACAAATTACCAGCGAACCCCGAAGGACGCGCTATTTTTAATTTGAACGGATACGCAACAGGACGAGTTACCCAGGACTTCGGCCTAAACAATGTTGGCGCCTTCAATATTCCAAACAGCTTCGATAGGTTTTTGTTTTTGCCTGGCGAAGAATACTACGAAAATTTTACGTATCAAAGCATTGTAGCCGACGGAGTCAAAGCAAAGGTAACAGGAATTAGCGGCCCTGTATTCGTTGGTCAAACAGTCGAATTAAGAGGCAACTCAAATTTTACATACGACGGACAATACCAGGTAACAGCCTGGGACGGAATAGACGCAACAATAAACACGTCTTTTGTAGGAACTGTCGTTAGCACAGGAGTTGTAATAACACTTCCAAAGGTCCCAATAGTGTATGAGGACTTCGCGGACCTCAGTAGCGACAAGTTGATATTTAACGGCGCGCTTTCCTTTCCAGGTATCCTAGACTTCGACGGAACAAATTACGACGTCTCTACGGCTCCTAACGCTCCATTTCTGACAACAGTACCGAACAACCAAACTATCAAACGGGACCAACGCGCATACACTCAGTTTTATCAAAGCACCAACACCACCGTAACACAATTTGCAGTAGATGTAGTGGACGAAAACGGAGTGACACAACAATACATAGTAAACTTTTCAGCGGCTCCCGAAAACATCATAGGGCTGGCTGTTGGAACTTTGGACTTAAACGCTATTGATCCTTCATTATTTGAAACTTTGCCAGGACGAGGACTACCAGTTATCCAGGATTGCGACCGCTCTTATTGTGTTTACTTGTATGGAGAAATAGAGTGTAACATTCAAGGAACACAAACGGCAAATTTTACACACCCATACGCACAAGTTTTAAGCCCGTTATTGTGGTCGAACCAGGAAGCAATATGGTATCGAATTGAAACGCTTGTATTTGAAATTGGAGGAGCTCCACAAGTTTTTACGCCGACAGGAACAACATACAACCAGGCAACCGTAACAGGACAAATACAAGAAGAAATTTACGCACAAGAACTAGCGTTACAAACTGGCTTGACGGTCCAAAGTTCGTTAGCGTTAGGTTCGGGCCTGACTAACGGACATTGGATAGACATAGACTTTAGCCAGGACTTCCTACTTGTTGTTGAAGTGAAACTACAAAGTACATTTTTTGGTAAAGGCGTGGAACTCCAAATAGAATACAGTTGGAACACAGCAACGTGTACGACCTCTTACAAGGTTTTGAACGGAGCAACAAAATACGAAGGCAAGAACGGAACACAAATACAAGCGCAAAATATACCAGGATTTATCGGATTAACTTCTACGCTTGTGACGCCTATTGCTCTGAGTGAAAAACTATGCTTTGAATTGGATTACAACAACCTGGCGTACTCAGGCGCGCGCGTTTTATTCCAGGACAGATTAGGAAGCTTCATAGGATACAATTTCAATTTAAAACGATCCAGGAGAATAGAGACAAGTAGCGACGGATTCGAGCGCGACGACTTCGCGATTACTGGAATTGACAGCGCTACGCGAGGATTTGAAACTATTCAGTCTAGTTATTCAGAAGAATGGGACCTACTGACAAATTTTATCAGCGAGGAGGACGCCGCATACCTGGAGCAGTTGTACACCTCTCCTAATATTTGGGTAGAGTTCAAAGGACAAGTGCTACCAGCCGTTATACAACCGCAAACACAAACAGCCCAGGAGAAGGAGAACACCGATTTACGACAAGTCGGAGTTACATTAAGAGTAAACAGAACACAATACAGCCAACGTAACTAGCATGGAATTATTTACAGAACGTGGACAAATAGACCTTAACGATAACTTTGCCTGGAGTTTAAATTACACCACGGCGGACGTAGTCGACCTCACAAAAAGGAAGGCCAGTTACACGAAAACTGTAAAAGTACCGTACACGTCCAAAAACGCTTTAATATTCCAGGGACTACACGAGGCGAACGCGTCCAATATTGGATACGACACGAAGCGATACCTAACTTGTTTCCTGGAGCACAACGGACAGTTACTTATAGAGGGCGTTTTGTTTGTTTTGTCCTGGTCAAAATTGAAGGAGGCCCAGGAAATAGAAATACAGATTGTAGCCAGGACCAAGAACACAATAAGCAACCTAAAAAACGTCCAGTTAAACGAACTTGATTTTACGCACCTGGAGCACAATTACACGGTAGAGAACATTGAACATAGTTACAACGGCTTGAACGTCGTAAACGGACTGTTACAGCAACGAGACGGCTATATTTATCCATTGGTCGACTACGGAAAGGACGACACGATACCGAAACGCTGGACTATCCAGGACATGAGGCCTAGTATATTTTTGCGTGAATTGTTCGATAGGTTATTCTTGACGGCTGGACAAACTTATACAAGCGACTTTTTGAATAGTCCGTATTGGTCCAGCATAGTTTTATTGAACACTCTAAACGAAATTGTCTACACGGACGAACAGCGCGCGCCGTTTCAAACTGAGGTAGAAAACAGCACCGAACAAAATACATTTATCGATCCTTTTAGCTGGCCTGTTCACAATATTGAAATACCAACGGACGTAGAAATAGACACGCTGGTAACTGACAGTTTAGGACAATGGAATTTAACGCCGTCAAGCGATCCGAAGATTACGATACAAAAAACAGGAAGATACAAACTGACATTTACAACGGCTCTGACAATAGAGTACGCTGTAAACTTTCCGTATTTGCTCAGTCTTTTACCTGGCGGACCTGGTTTACCTTTCAATCTTACAAACGGAACAGTTACACAGTATTTTCAATTAAAACGAAACGGTGCAATATTGGACAGCTTTCCGATTACGGACATTATTCTTAACGACACCTGGGACCAGGACCTAACGCCAGGAGCCGTTGTAAATTGGTACACACAACCAGTAAAATATATTTCATACGTCCTGGAAGCGGACCTAAATATAGGGGACGTTCTCGAATACAGAATACTCCAGGACGAAGCGGTAGACAGCGGCCTTAATCCTTTGTTGGTTACACGCTTCAAAATAAACGACGCCAGGGTGGTTACAGAACTGGTCAAGGCTGTTGTAAGTCCTGGCGAACAAGTCAATTTTAAAAACTACATACCACAAGTCAAGGCCAACGAATTTGTAAATACAGTTTTTAACACTTTCAACCTATGGGTAATTGACGATCCATACAATACAGGTAATTTGATAATCGAGCCGCGTACAAATTTCTTCGACCTGGGAGGCTATGTAGACTGGTCCAATAAACGCGACGTATCCAGGCAAACTACTTACGACTTTTTGGCGGATACTTTACCAAAGAGATTTAGATACAAGTTCGGTACAAGCCTGGACGTAGACGTAAAAAATTACTTTGACGAAAACGACACAGGTTACGCAGACTTCGACAGCGAAATAGATACGGAACTGTCACAAAAAGACCAGGAAATAAAAACACAGTTTACGCCGCTCAAAGCCCAGGAGCAAAACGGACTTATTTATCCTCGTATTTTTAAACAGTCGGAGCCGACGGAACCGAAACAAAATTTAGGAGCTGTCCTAAAAATTGGATTTGTAAAAAACCTCACAGGAGAATACGAAATAGACGACGGTACCACGGTCCACGCTTTGACAAATTACGTAGCGGTTACTGAGTTCGACAACCCCAGGAAGCCTACATTTACTTTGACATTTGGAGACGCCGATACGGATCTACTCCAGGACAAGGCCGCATACTGGAATATGTACCGCCTGTTCCATCAACTGACTGAGGAGGAGAAAACCAGGAAAGGAGCGAAGGTAGTCACAATGTATGTAAATTTGAACGAGAACGACATACGCCAACTAGACTTACGAAGAGTTGTTTACGTGGACCAGGTGTACTATCGTATTGTGTCGATAGATAGCTTCAATCCTTTGTCGAGCAAACCGACACGCGTAAAACTTTTGCAAATAGAACACGTCAAATACGATTTTACTAGCAACGAAATAATTTACAAGTCGTACAACTTGGAACAACCAATACTAGCGACAAACAACAACGAGCCAATCATAACTAACAAAAACGCATATGTACAGACTGACTAAGATACACGAACTGAAAGACGAAGAACTTACAGGAGGCCCAGGCAAATTAGTAGCCGTTGACGTGCCCGACGATACAAGCCCAACAGGATACACGACCAAATACATACAGGCTTCAAACCTGGCGCCAACAGTCGAGGACACAAATATAGGAACAGACGACCTAACCAGCGCCGACCTAATTCGTAAATACATTTTGGCTGGCGCACTTGCGACTAACTATTTTTCTTTTAGAAACTCAGCCGATACCGTCGATATGTTGAAGGTCAAAGGAGACAATACAATAACAATTCCAACGGGATATTTATCGGTAGGTTTAGATTATGGAGGCCCTGGCTACGGAGGTCACAGAGTTTACATAGGAGACAGCGGTAACGGCGGATCAATTTACGCACCGAAAGGAGGCGCCAACGGTTCGGCTTTCAAGACTGTTTTAACTCCTTCGGGCGGTAGCCAAATAAAAGGTCTAGACGTTCGAAGTTCTAACGCAACAATGATAAGTAAATACGGATCATATTTTAAAATTACAGGATCAACAAATGAAAATTTAGCAATATTCATAGATGAAGGAGACGTAAGATTAAGCAACACGGTAGGAACTAAGATAGGGACGGGAACAACACAAAAAATAGGTTTTTGGAATACAGCTCCAATAGTGCAACCTGGATTAATGACAGCGGCGGACACAACCCCGACAGACGGAACCATAGGAACAGCTGACACAATACTAAACAACATGAGAATAAGAATAAACGAATTAGAAGCGGCACTTTCCGCCGCTGGAGGAGGTGTAGGACTTTTAGCATAAACAACAAGAAAACAAAGTAATATGAATTTGAAAACAAACGTAGACGTACAATTTAACGACGGTGTAACAGGACAAAGTACTGGTAAAGTCTCAGGAGTTCTAATTAGTGTCTCCTGGGTACGTAACCCCGAAACGGGAACTTTTGACACAGTAGGCGCAAACTTTGCATACTTCAAGCCCGACGGAACGCAAATAGCACAAGACGCATTTACAGTTACTGGAGACGAAATACAAACTTTGTACGACGCGATTAGCAAAGATATTCCAACTAGCGGAGAGTTCAAGGATATAGAAATGGAAACATACTATTTAGGTTTTCGTCTCCAAATGGCTAACACTTTCTCAATTACAACAGCTGAGATAGACATAGAAAAATAAACGATTTTTAAAAATACAATATTGTGGCGGAAACTGTAAATATACAGGTCTTAATCGACGCGGCTAAAAGCGCGAAAACGATAGACGACCTCGAAAAAAGTGTAGACGACTTAAACGAAGTTTTAGGAGCCGTTGGCGAAAACTCCAAAGAGTTTAAACAGCTTAGTAAAGCCGTGGACGACGCCGAAAACAGTATGGTAAAGTTGGCCCTGGAGACAGACGAAACTAGCGCCACGGTAGGACAACTTGAAAAAAATGTAGAAGTACTCACAAACAAGCTAAAAACAGTCGACAGAGGCACCAAGGAATTTAACGAACTGAAAGGTAAGTTAATCGAAACGAGTCGAGAACTAAAGAACGTCGAACTATCTTTAGAAGCCCTGGACACAGAACAGGTAGCAGGCGAATTAGGTAGTGTTGCTGGAGCAGTAGGAGACGTTACAACCTCGTTCATACTCCTGGGAGGAGAAAGTAACGAAACGCTGGAGGAGATAGCCTCACGAGTTGAGACAGCTATCGGCGTAGCTATTGGATTCAAAGGAGCCGTAGAAGGAATACAAAGCGGTTTAAAACTTTATCGAAACTTTGCAAAACAATTAAAGACAAACGGCGTATTACTCAAAGCCCAGGCAATAGCAACCAGCTTGTACAGTAAAGCCCAGGCGATAGCATCAAAGGTTATTGGCACTTCGACTATTGCGTTAAAAGGTTTTAGGACCGCACTTATCAGTACAGGAATAGGCGCTATCGTGGTGGCCCTTGGAGCACTCATAGCCAACTTTGACAAACTAAAAGTAGCGTTAGGCGGAGCGACCGAAGCCCAAAAATTACAAAGCGAAGTAAGCGACAAGGCCATAGAGAACGCGGCGGAGGAATTAAGCGCTATTGACGAATTAACCAACACAATAAACAAGGAGGGAATAACAAGAAAGGAACGAAACTTAGCGATAGAAAAACTCCAGGAAGAATACCCCGATTTACTCAAAAACATAGATTTAGAAAGGGCTACAAACGAAGATTTAAACAGTTCGTTAGAGGAGTACAACAGGCTGGTAATCCTTCGAGCCGAAGCCGAAGCCGCCGCAGAAATACGAGCGGAGAACTTTAAAGAAATTTTAAAATTACAGGCAGACGCACAAAACGAAACGAACAAAAGTTTTACATCTTGGGCCGCTTCATTGTCTCTAGGTGCAGACCAGCAAAAAATAGCAAACGTACAGACTAAAATAGCAATAACCGAACTGGAAGAACAGACAAAGAAAGTAGATAATCTAACAGCTTCAAAGAAGGAAGAAATAGCGGAAATAGAAAAAAAATTAGGTTTAGACAAAGCGACAAAAGAAGCGGAGAAAGAAGCGGAGAAGGCCGCGAAGAAAGCCGAAGCCGCCGCCGCGGAGGCCGCTAGAAAAGCAAAAGCCGCCGCCGAAAAAAGAAAACAGCAAAAGATAAAGGACGCCGCGGACGAGGTAAAACGATTAGAGGACGTGGCCACGCTGGAGGAGGAGCTATTCCAAAAAGGACTAACGAACCTGGAGGACCAGGAGGCGCGAAAACTTACTATACAATTTGAGGCACAGCGAAAGCGAATTACAACATTAGTTAAGGACGACGAGAAACTAAAGGCACTCCTAAAGACAAACGAAGAACAATTTTTTAGGGACCTGGAAGCGATAGAAAAAAAGTTTAGCGACCTGGACAAAGCGAAACAACAGGAACTACTAAACAACGCAAAGGACACGAACTTAGCGCTACTCCTCCTGGATCAACAATTACAGTTAGAGAAACTGGCGGACACAAAGGAGAACGCGAAGGAACGCGAACTAATCGAGGCGCGAATACTTCAAGTCAGAATAAAACAAATACAAACGGCTTCGGCAAAGGAGTTACAGGATCAGAAACTAACAGCGAAGGAACGCGAGAAAATAGAGAAGGACACAGAGTTACAAATACTCAAAATTAGAAACGAAGGACGAGACAAGGACTTAGCGGCGGACAAGGCGGCGAACGCCTCAAAGGAGGACGAACGTAAGAAACTAAAAGAAGCGCTTGTAGCGTTAGGATTCGAGACAGCCCAGGCCGTAGCGGATGCTAGTTTTGAAATAGCACAACAAAACGCCGACAGAGAAAGCGAGAAAATAATTAGCGCCGTAGAAAGCACCTTTACAAAGGAGACAGAACTACTAGCGGCAAAAGTGGACCAGGGACTAATTACCCAACGGGAGGCCGACAGACTGACAGCGGAACAGGAGCGAGTAAAAAACAAAGCTCTAGCCGTCGAGGCTAAACGCGCCTTCGAGAACAACAAGAAACG